ATGATATGCATGAGAGAGACCCTTGATGGCAGCACACCCCTAGCCAACTTTTTATTGGAATCAGAAACGGCGGAGGTCTGAATATGTATCTTACCTATTCCAATATCGATTACTTAGGGTGCGAAGACTGTGATAGGCTCAGAGCAGTGGACCCCAACAACGACCAGGGCGAATGCAGCGATCCAAAGGAAGGATGTAAAAAGCTGTTGGCTGGTTTGGAAAAAATTTAGTATCCTTCTCCTTTCAATTTTTCATCTACGATTGCGCAGATGATTCTGCTCCGGTCCATAGTTCCCTTTCCAGTCTCGAATAGGTATTTCCGCACCCTGGCCTGCAGGTCTTCCGGCATGGTCAGGCAGATTCTCTTTGGGTTATATTCGTTCCGTGCCATGTTTAGTACCTTAGTACGCTTGATATAAAAGCATTCCGGTTGTCCCTATGAACTACAAAAAGGTCCAGGCGCTTGTCGATGAGGGCAAAAGTCTCAACAAGATTGCGGAAGCCCTGGGCATCGGTCGCAACGTGCTTTACCGGATGCGAAAAAAGGACCCCAAGCTGAACGAGATCCTGGGCGGGATGCACAAGAGCCCGACAGAGCCCCGCGAGATGGACTACAAGCAGGTCACGTACCTGGCGAGGCTGCATTGCACCGAATACGAGATTGCCACCGCGATGGGGTTCACCCAAGAGGGCTTCTCCAAACGGAAGAAACGGGACCCCAAGCTCCGGGAGGCACTGGACAGCGGGTACATCAATGGCAAGATCTCCCTGCGACGGTCCCAGATGCGAAGTGCTCAGGACAGGTATCTGACGATCTGCAAAGACTGTCAGAAGATCTATGACGGCGAGTTCATGCCGTCTTGCGTTTATTGTGATGCAGCCGAAGTTGACCCGAAGCTCCGGGGGCCGGGCGGGGCGCATACTAACGTCAAGCACAAGTTCATTCCTGGCAACATCGCTGCCCAGATCTGGCTCGGCAAACAGGTTTTGCACCAGAGCGATAGCCCCGCGGTGGTGATAGAGAACAAGTCGAGTGGCCTGGCCGAGATGCGGGCCGAACTGAAAGCTCAGAGGGGGGCGAGAATAAATGGACTTGAAACCGTGGCCGATGGGAAATGACATTTCTATAAGCACAAAGCTTGCCTGGCTTAAGGAACACTCCCCGGCTTATTACACACAACTGATGAACTCGGGGGCAATCGATGGCCTGGAAACCGTTCCCCTGTGACAGCAAAGGCTTCGATGTCTGGAACGAATTTTGTGAAGACTCCGATAGCACATATTTCCTGTTACATGGCGCGGTGCGGTCTTCCAAGACATTTGCCTCGCTCCTGGCGTTCTGTGACAAAGTAGAGCACTGCAGGCCCGGCCCAATTGGCATGATGGGCAAGACCGAAAGGACGCTCAGGCAGAACATCCTAGACCCCATGCGGGAACTCATTAACGATAACACAAAATTCCAGCTCAACCAGGGGCAAGGAGAGCTGACCTTATTCGGTCGAAAGATCTACCTTGTGGGCGCGCCAAACATCGCCGCCGTCTCGAAGATCCAGGGCAAAGGATTTGTGATGGTCTACTGCGACGAGGCGGAGACCTACCCCCCCGAAGTCTGGGACATGCTCGGCACCAGGACAGACGCCGGGGGCGTGCAGATCCTGGCCACCATGAACCCGGGCGGTCCTCGTGCCCACATGAAGGTCAATTATCTTGACCGCCTGAACGAGGTAGATGGCCGGGCCTGGCACTTTACCCTAGACGACAACCCTTTCTTATCGGCGAAGGTAAAAAACAGGCTTAAAACGCAGTACACGGGCCTCTGGTACAAGCGGTACATCCTCGGCTTGTGGGTGGCTGCAGAAGGCGCGGTTTACGACATGTTCCGGGAGTCGGATCATGTGGTGGGCGGCACATTACCCAAGTTCTCCAAAATAATAACTGGTGTGGATTATGGCACATCCAACGCCACCGTTTTTATCAGTCTGGGCCGGATCGCAGACGGCGAGCACGTGAACAAGTGGATGGCGTTCAAGGAATATTATTATGATTCTCGAAAGTCCGGGCGGCAGAAGACCGACAGGGAGTACAGCGACGATATGAAAACATTCCACGACACTCCACCGGACAGCGTTCAAGTTGACCCCAGCGCAGCATCTTTCAAACTTCAGCTTGCACGCGACAAAGTTGCCAGACGGATCGAAGATGCGGACAACTCGGTTCTGGACGGCATCCGGTCAGTGTCACAGGGCTTCTCGACCGGCGATCTGCTCATCCACGATTCATGTTCTCACCTAATAGACGAAATTTTAGGGTACAGTTGGAACGCAAAAGCACAGGCCAACGGAATAGACGAGCCCGTGAAGATCGATGATCATGCATGCGACGCCTTAAGGTACGCCTACCGCAGAGCCTGCCTGAAATCGCCCGTTTACACGTTCGCAGCACCATCTGAAATATCTAGCTCAGGAATTGCATTGCCATGACGACAATTCATAGGAAAATAAGGAATGCCTCCGGCACTACCGGCAAATCCCAGGTTAACCTGTCGTCTTCGGGCTTCGCTGCAGTTGATCGTAACATTACTGCTTCGGCCATCGTGTCAGCCCTTTCGGTCCCTCCGGTGCAGGGCCTCCTCTTGCCCATAAGCAAGATTGCCTTCAACGGCTATGATATCGTCCCTAGGCCTCCTGAAGAGGAGAAGGCGAACGAAGCCAAGATAGCCGAAGCCCGCCGGGGCCTGCGCATGGCCGACAAAGCGGTACAGAGCCGGGCTAACATCAGGCAGACTTTCTTTGATACGCTGGGCTTCAGGCACTCGATTTACAATTACAGTCTCAGAACAGAAGAGCAGTGGACCATCCCGGACGTATTCAAGCATCTGCCGGCAGTCTCCTTTGAAGCTGCTCCGGACAACACCAGGGGCAGCGACCGCTATTTCTCCGATCCTCTCTTGAAAGGCATAGTCACCGACGCGGACGACGATAGCATCCACTATTGGCAGTCTCAGAGCCGGTCTGGCAAGCCGGTAGAGATCGAGGCTGACCAAATATTCCATATTCAGGACCGGACGCCTGGTGAGCTGTCTTACATAGCCTCTATCATCCCCACCATCCGACAATGGGGCTTTGCCAGAAGCCAGGCAGTCATGAAGTACCTGCAACGGGTGGCAGCCCCTAACGCGGTTGGGGTAATCGACTTCCAGTACGTCACCGCCATGATGGGCGATGGCCAAGGAGACGAAGGCTACCTGGGCACCAAGACAATGGGCATCCCGTCCGAGGTATGGGATTATCTTGATAAAGTGATTAAGGCCCAGTCCACCGACACCGCTTTCCTGATGCCTCCGGGCACAAAGCTAGATTATCCGACGCTCTCCGCCAGGCCACCCATAGAGATTGATCAGTATCTTATTAGGGAGATCACCAGTCATCTCATCCCGGTAAACATCCTGGATACTTTGGGAAGTGCCATAAGCAAATCCAGCACACCTGCCCTTGAACTCTTCCAGCTCATTGTAAACGGCTGGAGGGAGATCTGTGCCCGGCCATTTGAGGAGTTCTATTCCAAGCTCTTGGAGGACAACGGCTTCATCGGGTGGACCTGCGAATTCCAATGGTGGCCGATAGTCCCCGAGGACAAAGCTCAGGTCCACAGGGAGGCCCTGGATGGGGCCATGAACCGGCTGATCACGGTCAATGAATACCGGGCCATTCATTCGTTACCAGAGCTGGATGACGCTGCTTTGGCCCAAATGTCAAACGAGTATAACCAATTGGGCGGAGGCATGTTATGAGAGAGGAGTTCCTTGTTTTGCGGGCCCTCCGGACGCACGGTATCCGGACGCGGGGCTTTGTGCTGGACGTCTCCCCTATGGCCCGGCGGCTGAAGAAGATCAGCCAGGGGGCGGCCACACTGGAAACGAAGTGCAAAAAGAAAGGGAAGAAGTAGGTGATCACTATTACAGAAAAACAAGAGAACTCCGAGGTCTCCCCGGAATACCTCAAGGCTTTTCACAAGTTCGTTACCGGCCATCCTCTCATCTATGATCAGGTTAAGGCCGAGATCCACAAGCGGGCCAGAGGATCAGCGGGAGGCCAGGCGAAGGCCCGTAAGGCCCAAGAAGAGGATATCGAGCTAGAGGACATAGAAGAACACCTTCTGGCCGGAGAAGGCCCGCTAAAGGTCACTAACGCAGCCCATGTGGAGGGCGAAATCCTGGAGACTGATGAGTACTTCGATGTGCCAACGGTCTTCGCCAAAGAGGGCGTCTTTGTTGGAACCAACGGCATCCCGACGCTCAAGCGGTACGATGTCCTGAAGGCCAATGCGCCGCGATTCTTAGGAGTTCCGATCACTGACAAGCATCTGGAAACGGATACATTGCGGCCCGATGACAGGTGGCTAGGTCACGCTATATCAGCCACTCCGAGGGACGACAAGCGGGACATCTTTGGAATTTCCAGATACTACAAAAAGTATCTGTTGCCGGATGAGATCGGCAAGATCCAAAACAAGCAGTTCCCCGACGCGAGTCCGGGATATTTCACGATTACCAAACGCGAGACGGGCGAGTTTGAAGGCAACAAATACGATGCTGTAGAGCTTGGCCCTTATAATGTCGTAGAATATGCGAACTTCTTCTCAGGGACAAAAGGAGCCTGTTCGCGTGAGATGGGATGTGGCCCCTTCCAGAACGCCTCCCCGGAGCCCGATCCGTTCGAAGAACTGATGAAGGCGCCGTCGAGCCATGTTCTGGTTGACGGGAGATTTGTGAAACGGTGCCCAAAACAAACAAACGAGGCTGACAAAATGGAAGAAATTGAGGCCCTCCGGGCCGATTATGAAAAGCAGCTTAATGCTGCTAATGAGAAGGTGACCTCCCTGGAGGGCATCGTCTCTGAATTGAGTGCCAAGCTCGATGGCCTGGCAACCGAACACAAGCAGCTCAACGAGGCTTTCACCAGCAAGGCAACGGCAGAGGCCGCAGCTTCTGAGTCTGCTCACAAGGAGGCCTTCAAGAAGCAGCTCAATGCTGCCGCTGCAACTGAAATTGATACCCTCTGGGACGAGGTCCGGGATATGAACCCCGCGACTTACGAGGCTTGGAAGATCACCAACTCCGCCAAGCTGCTGACCGAAGCCGAAGCCAAGACCCTGGCCGGTAAGAAGACTCTCAATTCTGCTGATGTGGTCGAAGCTGCAAGAGCCAAGGCCGATGCAACCCTGTTCAAGAGGAGATGATTAACAATGGTAGTAAATAGAAAGACCGCTGTCTCTGGCAGCCAGTGGTATGTATCTTATCCCGCCGCTTCCCGTATTCCCGTTGGCGGCGTGGTAGCTCTCAGCTCGGCCACCGCTGGATCGGAAACCGTGGCCGCTGCACAGGCAGAAAACGCCATCATCGGAATAGCCGATAACCGCCCAGAAGGCCTGACTAAAGGCAAGTACGACGGGTTCTTTGAACAGTATGAGCAGGTCCCCATCGTGGACGGTGTGGGCTATGCCCTGGTAATGGCCAACGGCGCTGACGTCAACGTGGACCTTGGCGACTTCTTAGAGGTCGCTGTCCTTGGTGATGGCACGCCCGGCAATCACGGGCTGCTTGAAGAGGCAGGTTCCACCACCGGCACAACCTTCACCGTTGCCACGGTCGCTAAGGCTCTTCAGAGCGTCACAATGGGCTCCAAGAGCTACAAGACCCCAGCGTCTGATGTCGCTGTGGGCGACACAACCGTCACAATGGCCGCTGGCGAGATCGCCACCATGGGAATAGCTGTCGGTGATTACATCTGTCTGGAAGACCTGGATGGCGCTTGCCAGACAAACCGCGTTGCGTCTCTGACATCTACTGTCATAACGCTTGAGATCCCCTCAACCGTCGCGCTCGTGTCTGACGATTCCGACTTGGTGACCAGGTGCTACCCCTGCCTGGTAAAGCTGGTGAAATAAATGGCTACTGATATGCTTTACGGGTCTGGTATTGTACCTGGCACATTTACCGCGACCTTCTACGATTACATCAACGATTGGTATGATGTAAATCTGGATAACCAGATGGCCAGGAAATGTACCGTTCTGACTCAGGTGCCGGCCACAACCGAAGCCTACGAGGCCAACAAGATTGACTTCGCCGGTGACGACGTGGTGCCGAAGGCCAAGAAGACCCCCGGCGTTGAGGTCTCCCTGGGAAGCACAACCAGCAACACTCCTCTCTGGCGGTGGGCTGATAGCTTCGTCATGAACGAGGACGACCTGGCCAAAGACCCCATGCTCCAGAGGAGATACATCGAAGGCTGCGTGGCCAAGATCTTCCGGGGTGAGGATAAGGTCTGGTTCGCTGGCAGGGCCGTCAATAACATCCCCGGTGTCGCTACTTGCGCAGGCCTGAACACCAACGGCAAGGTTGTCGCCTCCGGTGCTTCTGGCAGCGATACCAATAACATCGGTGCCTGGCTGACCTCCGATACCAACAGGGACATCTACGAGGATCTGAGGGTTGCTAGGGGCAAGCTCGATTCCAAATACCGCACCAACCTGCGAAACCTCTACCTGATCGGCAATGCCGCCGCTATGGACGCTCTCTTCCAGAAAGATCCCTATTCTGACAGCTCAAGCCCGGTCTATGAGTCCGTTGCCCCTCTGTTTGGCAGGACCAAGAATGAGCCCATGTCTGATTGGGCGATCATCAACGATTCGGTGACGGCGAACTACGTCTACATAGTCACCAAGAGCCGGGAAGCTGCTGAGCTGGTGCAGGCCAGGGGTATCACTGTCGATGACAGCTACCCCCGCAAGGCCATCAAGAACATCGAGGTCCACCTCTATCAGGACGTCGGTATGGTCTTCCATGACAACAACGCATTCGTAGAAGTGGCCATCAGCTAGGCCATTATCTACCTTTTTGAGGTGATAACTTTTGACTGGAATTCCTAAACCGCCCAACTGGTTCCGGGCGAATGCGTCCGTGGACTCTGCCGCCATCATAGATGGCTCGGTGGGCGCGGTGGACGTGGCTAACAGCCTAGTCCACGACATGGATGCCAAAACCACCCCAGTGGGTGCAGACACGTTTCTGATCAACGATTCCGAAGCCAACAACATCAACAAAGAGGTCTCTCTGACCAATGTGGCCAACGCCCTGGCCGGCACACCGGCCATCACCGGCCTGAGCAACACCGCCGGCGTCCTGACAGCAGCAATCAAGATCGCCCATCTGGTAGCCGATGAGAAGTCGAGCCTCTTCTTCGAAGGCCCGACAGAAGTTGATTTCGGTGTAGCCACAGCAGTCGATGAGAAGATCACCGACTCAGCAGGCGCAAAGGGCAAGCTCCTGATAGCGATTGGAATCGTGACTGAAGCGTTCAACGGCGATGCGGATAACACTATCAGCGTAAGCAATAACACGTTGCTTGGCGCTAATAAGATGTGCTCTGACATCATCGTCGATAAGGACGCTGCAGTCGCTGGCAACTGGCTTGGATCGGTGTTCGCCGGTCATCGGGTAGCTGGAGCAGACAACACGGTTGCGTCTGGTGCTGATATCTATGCATACAGCGCGGCAAACGCCAACCGGAGCGCGGGCAAGATGGTGTTCTTGCTGATATTCCAGAAGACCGCTTAAGGTCTTCTAAATTATTTTTTAGGAAGGACGGGGTGCGGGGGCAGAGAATCCCCACCTCTTCAGAGGTGGGATGAATCGTGCCCCGCTGTTATTTCCTGTGGACCAACAACTATATTAGGTAGCAACGCCTATTAACTGCTTGGTCTGGGATCACATACCATCGATTGCAAAATCGTAAAGGCCCGCCTGTCGTGGGAGTGGTCACATTCAAAGTAGCTTGTAAACATAGCTCATTTTTTTTATCCATAACTG